TGATGACGTTCTTGTCGTCGCCGTTCTGATCCTTCTCGACATCGATGCGGGCGACGAACTCCACGCCATCCAGATCGGCAAACCCCTTGATACGGCGCGCGCTTTGCGCCTGCGGCGAGTTGTCGGTCGGATGGATGCCGCGTGCCGAGTTCAGGATGGCGCGCAGGAAACTGCGCCCGATGTTGGCCCACTCCGGCCCCTTCGGGCTGTACAGGCCAATCAGACCGAACACCACCCGTTTGGCAAAGGGCCCCTCCAGAATCGTGAACTTGGCATTGAGGTAAATCGCGCCGGTCTTGTCGGAACGGGTCGCGTAACCGCCAGTCCACCCCTGGCTCGGATCGTCGTACCCGCCCGGGCGAATGGTCATGATGACCTTAGCCAGGGTCTTGGGTGGAATCAGGGCGTATTCGCGCTGGTCATCGGCATCGTTGAAGTCATTCCAGGTGGCGTTGTGGTTGTAGCTGTTCATGTAAGTACTCCTTCCTATTGCGCGCGCGGCGCGGTGATCTTGGAAATGAGGCGGCCCAGATGCGGCTCCTCGACGACTTCCAGTCGTCCGGAACGGTCTTTGGCGGGATAGCCCCAGGGATTGATGTGCTGGCAGACGAAGGCTCGATAAGGGGTGCCGTCGTCCGACTTGAGCACCACCATCGAGATGACTTGATCGACAATGCCGGGCAGTTCCAGCGCGGCTTTGGAGCCCTCGATCTGCGGGCTGAACACCTTGCGGTTGAAGTCGTCGAGCTTCTCGTCGAGAATCCCGACCAGCCAGATGTCCTTGTCACGGACATGCTGCAACTGGGTGAGCCACCCGACCAGTTCGCTGGCGTGCAAACCATAGGCGCCACGCGTGTCGGGCTTGCCGGTTTTTTCGGAGAAGGCCTGCGGCTGGCCCTTGCACCACTGCAGGCATAGACGCCCGGCGACCGTGATCGAGTCCACGAAGATCAGCGCGTACTTGGCCAGCATGGCAGGGTCGCCGTACTGGGCACACACTTGGTCGTAATGCGCCTGGCTGTAAGGCTGGTCGTCACGCAACGCCGGATTGGGGCCGCCGATGTAGCAGGCCAGATCGCGGCATTCCTGCCAGGTGCGCGGGCGCACGCTGTCGCCGGGCCAGTCCAGTACCGCCAGGTCGCCGGCTTCCAGATCGATGAACAGGGTGCTGGCCGCATCCGCGGTTTTGAGGAGCGTGGTTTTGCCCACACCCGAGGGCCCAAGGATGACGCCCTTGGAGCCTCGCTTTTCTGCCAAGCGCTGCTCGGCAGTGATGAAGGGAAAGCTCATGTCAGACCTCCCCACCAAAGATTTCGGTGACCTTGTCCGTGCCGAGCGCCCCCCGGGCGCGCGCCAGGTCATGCAGGCGGCGTAGGGAATGCAACTGGCAGGAGATTTCGGAAGAGCGGGCTTCCAGCCCCTGGATGGCAAAGGCCAGGTCATCGACCGACGCCTGGCCAAGGGGAAGGCGGTCGATGCCAGGCTGCCCGGCATGGCCCGGGACACGAATGGTTTCCGGCAGGTCGGACAAGGAGAGGGTTTTATTGCGCAGGGATTCGATCAGATTTTTGAACATGGCGATTACTCCGAAAGCAGGGCGAGACGGAAGCTGGGCTTGCCCACCTTCACGGTTCGCGCGGGAATGAATTGCTCGCGCAGGGCGGTCGCCCAGGCGTTGAACTTGGTTTCCGAAACGCGGTAGCTGACGTCGATGAATTCGCGAGGGTTGTCGCCATTGGCGGCAATGCGTGCGTCCATACTGGCCAGCAGCGCCTGATCCCACTCGACTTTCTTGGGTAGGTCGGCCGTGATGCGCACTTCGCCATCGTCGAAATGCACGACGCCACTGTCTTTGCCAGCAACCATGCGTAGGTGCTTGGCGCGCTCCGCATACTTGAGGTTGAGGGCGTGCTCGATGTGATCGACTTGCGCCTTCGCGGTGGCGAGACAGTCGGCGGCCAGCGTCTTCAGATGGAACAGACTGCGGGCATCGAATGTGGCCAACTCGGTGGCCGGGATGGACAGCACATCCTCGTGTTGTGGGGGCAGATGGCGTGGGCTCATGCCACACCTCCTGCGACCACACGCGACGATGTGCTGCTGTGCAGACTCTTCGCCTCGTACTCTTCGATGTCCTCGACGCGGTAGAGGACGCGGCCCTGCAATTTCAGATACACCGGCCCGATCCCGGCGGATCGCCAACGCTCCAGCGTGGCCTCTGCGACATTCCAGCGCTCAGCCAGTTGGCGCTGATTCAGGTGTTTGACACTCACGTTGATCTCCTTTCAGGTGATTGCGAAAACGTGAGTGCAGTTTGGGATTCAGGGGGTGGGCAAACCGGTAGGCAAGGTGGACAGAATGGGTGGGCAGATCAGGCAATTGCTGCTTGCGCGGGCGTTTGGGTGGAAAATTTCACCTGCCGCGGGTGCAGTCAAACCGATGAGGGGAGTGTGCGTTGAGGACTTGGCGCTGCCGTGATCGTGCAAGCGATCAGAACCCAAACAACCGTCGCTGCTCATCCCAGCCGATAGGAACCTCCTCCTGCCGCCCCCGGATGGCATGGAGGTTGAGATGGCGCGGCTGCCGGCCATCCAGAATGGCCTGCACGATGTCCGGTGCCAGCCGTGTCAGCCGCAACACCTCAGCCACCCAGCCGGGCTCAAGCTTCAGTTGCCGCGCCAGTTCCGTGGCATTGGCCACCTCGCCGCTGTCGAGCAGCTTTTGCCAGTAAAAGGCCTTGCCGATCGTGCGGATCATGGGCAGGTCAAAGGATGAACGGACTTTCGCATCCTCCTGACCAGGGGGGGCAATCAGCAGTTTGCGCGTGTGCCTGCGCTTGATGGTCAAGGGGACGAAGGTGACAGCGCGGCCCTGGCTCTGGTATTCCCGAGAAGGCCCTGCAATCGACACCTCGACCTTGCGGCGTTGCCGGGTTTTCTGGGTCATGCCAGCACCTCCTCCGGGCCATGTTGCCCCGAGGCTGCCGCCTCCTTTTGTTCTGCCACGAAGGGATGCTCGGCCAGTTCACGTCGGAACTTCTGCCACCCATCTTCCCGCCAGACGATGTCAAGACCATTCGGGTGCAGTTGCACACGCTCGATCAGCAGACGCATGATGCGGTGCTGCTCCACTGGGAACATTTGCCCCCAGATGTCACCGATGCGGCGCATGGCCACGACGATCGTCGCCTCATCCAGATCGGATGCATCCTGAATCGCCAGCACCTCGCGCCACACGCTGATGATCATCTCGGGCTCCTGCAGTACGCGCAGGACCTGCATCAGCACGGCCGACTCTATTTCGGCAGCCGGCATGGGGCCCATGCTGCGCTGGCTGGGGATGCGTGAGGCACCGGCCGTCTGGCGTTTCTCCAGATAAGGGACGTAGTAGTGGTAGCGCTTGCCGTTCTTCTTCTGCGTGTAAGTCGGCAACATACGCTGGCCGTCGGGTGCATAGAGGAGCCCCGCCAGTAGCGCTGGGTTCTCGTTGTAGCGGTCACGGGTCGTGCTGCGTTTGCGTTGCGCAATGATGGCGTCAACCGCTTCCCATTGCGCGGCCGTGATGATGGCCTGGTGCTGACCCTTGAAGACCTCGCCCTTATTGGTGATCTCGCCAAGATACAGACGGTTGCGCAGCAGCTTGAACAGATACTGCTGATCGATGATGCGGCCGTGGTGGAACTTTCCGGTCTGGGTCTCCCAGGACTTGGTGGTGTGCCCTTCCACCTGGAGTTCGCGCACCAAGCGCGCGGCCGATCCGTGCTCGGCGTAGCGCATGAAAATGTCACGCACCAGTGCCGCTTCCCTTTCGTTGACGACGAGTTTGCGATCCTTGACGTCGTAGCCCAAGGGCGGCACGCCGCCCATCCACATGCCCTTCTTCTTGCTGGCGGCGATCTTGTCCCGAATCCTCTCACCGGTCACCTCGCGTTCGAACTGGGCGAAGGACAGCAGGATGTTGAGGGTCAGCCGCCCCATCGACGTGGTGGTGTTGAACTGCTGGGTCACGGATACGAACGAGACCCCGTGCCGGTCGAACACTTCCACCAGTCGCGCGAAATCCGACAGGCTGCGCGTCAGGCGGTCTATTTTGTAGACCACGACGATGTCGATCTTTTCCTCCTCGATGTCGGCCATCAATCGGCGCAGCGCGGGCCGCTCCATATTGCCGCCAGAGAAGCCGCCATCGTCATAACCGTCGGCCACGGCGATCCAGCCTTCATGGCGCTGACTGGCAATATAGGCAAGCCCAGCATCACGCTGCGCCTCCAGGCTGTTGTATTCCATGTCCAGGCCTTCATCGGTGGACTTGCGGGTGTAGACCGCACAGCGCCGCTTGGGAGAGGTGGCAGGGGTTTGCGTGTTTGGATAGGGCGTGGGTTTTCTCATGCGGAGGCCCCCCGCTTGGATGGCTGGCGCAATCCGAAGAAAGCCGGCCCAGACCACGCGGTGCCGGTGATGGCCTTGGCCACGCCCGACAAGCTCTTGTAGGCACGGGCCTGGTATTCGAAGCGCCCGTCGTCCAGGACTTTGACCTGATGAGTAATACCGTTGTACTCGCGGACCAGGGTGGCGCCCGGCGCCAGCTGGTTTTCTGCGCGGCGCTTCTGGTTGGGCACCTCGCCGGTCTCACCGATTTTCTCCAAACGGCGCTTGAGCGATTGCGACATGGCGCCGAACGCCTCTTCCTGAATCTTGTATGCCAGCCGACTTTCCAGCCAGGTGCGATGATGATGGCCAGGGCGGCGTTCGAAATATTGATCCCAGAGCGCCCAGAGGTTTTCCATCGGTAGGTAGGGCAATTGCGCCAGGCGCGCGGCGACCGTTTCTTTGCTTGCGTGTGTCGTCATACGGAAACTCCTTCTTGTTGAGACGGGTTCGTATGAACGCGCTGGTGGCCAGGAAAGCCAAGCGAAATGTCGCCAGCCGTGGCGTCATGCCGATACTGGTTTTCTGTCCAGATGCGCGTGCGGGCACGGAGAATGCCGGCGGCGAGCAACTGCGCGATTTCCTGGCAAGGGGAGCGGCCGTGATCACGGGGCTCGCGGCTGGCGGATTTGGAGCGATGTTCGAGATGTGACATGGCAGGCTTTCGTGATGAAAAACTGCCACCATTTGACCGGTGCGGCGCAGGAATTCCGAGCAGGAAATCGCGGGCTAATGCGGCCTGCTGCGGGCAATTGCGGATGGTAGCTGTCTGTACTGGCCACCAATGGGCACGTGCGAGTGACGACTGCCCCCGAGCCGCACTGCCGTGCCGTCAGCGCACCGGCGGCTGACCCTTGCGTACAAAACGATCGAAGGTGTTTTCAAGGCCGTCGTCGTCATCGTCCGTCTTGTCGCGCTCCCAGGGTTTGACCTCGGGCGGCAGGATCAGCAGCGTCATCGTTTGACGGTAGAGGTCTGATGCGATGCGCATCTCCCGCGCCACCATGCCTTCGGGTTCCTGCGGAAACCAGATGCGTGCATTGATCGCCGTGCCCAGTCGATCGACGTTGGTATCTGCGGCCAAGCGAGTCGCGCTCATGGCGGGCAGCGGTCGGCGCTGACCATTGGCCTGCCGTTTGTTCAGATAGATGGAGAGCCACTTGCCTGACTCGCTGCCGCAAGCCCACTGGATGATCCAATTCTGTGACATGACCAGCACTGCACGTTGCGGCGTGAGCTCAAGCCACTTCAGGATGGCAGACGTCATGGACACGCCGTACCGATCCGCGCAGGTGCCGAGCACATCCAGATCGATGGTCGCTCCCTGGATCTGCCGACGGTAGTCGTCAGCCGGCATCAACAAATACGACGCAAAGGTGTTCGCTTCGAACTCGATCTGTCGCGCTTCGTTGTCCCATTGGGTGGTGTCCACCTCACTGCAGTTGAAAGACGCCTGTAGATGGCGATGCACCAGGTAATGCCCCAACTCATGGGCCAGCGTAAAACGAATTCGCCCTGGTGAGCTGATCGCCTGGTTGTAGATGATGGCCCAGTGCCCCTTGCCGGGTTCATCGGCATTCAGGTTGAACAGCGCTCCCTCGAATTCCGGATCCATCGCCTCGCCCCGAATGCTGATCGGCTCGCCGGTCTGGAAGGTGGCCGGCACCTCTCGAATCAGCGCCTCAACATTCACCGGGAAGCGATCGCCGCCATGAACGGCATGGAACTGATCCAGAAGTTTGTTCAGCCGGTTGGCCCAAGGTGCCGGCCTGTTGGGCTGCGCACTCATCCTTGGGTTTTCTTCAGCGTCTTGAGGATCTCGAGGAGCTGATGCTTGGTCTCGGGCTTCAGCGTCTTGTAATTGCGGAAGAACGCCTTGTCGAAAGCGTCCTCGGGTTGATCGGCTTGCTCGTTATGGGCCAGGAACTCCGGCGTGACGTTGAGGACAGCGGCGATGCTCGCCAGTTTCTCCATGGTGGGGTTGGCGTCGTCGTTGTTCTCCAACTCCCACAGATAGCTCTTGCTCATGCCGGCTGCGGCGGCCAGTGCGTCGAGACTCAACTTCTGCTCACGGCGCAGTCTGCGAATTTTGTCACCCAGTGGGGTTGCCACGGTTTCTCCTGTGTTTTCTCAGCCCCGCTCAAGCAGAGGCCGGGTAGCGTTTTGCACAGGTCGAAATATTACTTTATTTCGAACGAATCCGCACCGGCTTGACAAGACAATCATCCGCCGTTAAATTCTACAAAACACCCGATATAGCGAACAAATACATTTTGCTTTGTTGTGCTATTCGGTGTTGAGGCAATGTAACCAACCCAGGCCTCTCGCGCACAAGATGTCTTCGGCACGGCGGCCCAAAAGAAAGGAAGAACAAGATGGCCGCTTTCAACTACCGCCAACTCATCCGCCAAGTGCCAGCGCACGCCTGGAAGTTCTACCTCCAGTCTCGCAAACTGGAATTGCCCACTGAGCTTGCCGACGACAAGCTGGTCAATGCCGTTACCGAAATCATCGATGCCCTGCCGGCGGCACAGGGAGAGGTGTTGTATGGCGAATTGCGGCGCGTGCACGGCATGGCCAATCGGCGCGGCGTCGATG